ATCTTGTTTCCACGGGCGTTTCAAGGGCTGTGTCGCCGATTGCCTCAGCAGTTGTTCCGGTTCCCATACCATGAAATTATTTGCACAAAGCTTGTCACAACGGCTTTCGTTAATGATTTGGTGGATAATCTGATTGCGGAAACTGCACCATTCGGTGATTATAAATTTCATGGTATGGGAACCGGAACAACTGCTGAGGCAATCGGCGACACAGCCCTTGAAACGCCCGTGGAAACAAGATCAACAGGCACACAAGTTGAAGGTGCAAGCACCAATATTTATAAATCAGTCGGCACAGTAACGGCCACAGCTTCAAGAGCAATCACCGAGCATGGATTATTTAATGTTGTTACGGTTGGCGTTCTCATGGATAGATCAGTTTTTACCGTAATCAACCTTGCCAACGGTGATGGAATACAATTCACATATGAAATAACATTCCCGGCAGGAGGCTAAATGTATGAGATACTTAATATTTAACTCTATATCAAAAGTCATTACTGGTTGGCAGGAAAGCCCGTCATTATCTGGTTCAGGTATTGTTGAAGATGCTGATAGATCTCTTTGGAATGCGCGAGAAGCCCATATAGCAAACGGAGCTCTAAGGTCAGCCATAATTTATGATAATGGCGCTGTTGTCCTTCTTCCTGAAACCCGACATACTCTTGACGTTAATATAGTTACTGATCAGCCTATAGGACCAAATGGCGAGGATATTATTATAGCTGATGGGTTAAGTGAAGCTACATTGACGATTAACTTATTTAAGCCTAATGGTGATCCGTCGAATTTTACAGGAGATCATTTGATAACTGTGTTTGACGATAAAATAGCGCTGGTTAGTTTTACAAGCGGCCAAGCAGTTAAGAAATTCAGAACTAAAATAAGCCGTAAATATGTTATGGGAACCTCAGAAAACTACATCCTTACTGGCGAAAGAATTATTACCGCTATATCGGAGGATTAAATGACTGTCGCTATTAACGCTATATATCGAGGTAGTGTTACTTATGCAAGTGGGGATGGGACCGCGCCTTCAGCAATAAGCCTTGGCGGAACTATAGTCACTGCTAATTCTATTGTTTCAATAACGATTAGAAGTAGCGATAATGAAGGACGTGCTAGGCGCCATTTTTGGGAATACGATCTAACAACAACAACAATTGCCTTCATAAGAACTCAAAGCGGATCTGCAAAGTCAGTTACTATTGAATGGGAGGTAATTGAATTTGATACAGGTGTATCTGTTCAAAGAGGGAATGAAGATTTTGGAACTTCTGCTTCAACACACGACATAACAATTTCAGCAGTAACCACAGCAGATACTATTGCCACTCTTGTTGCCGCCAAGCCTGCAAATAGTGTAAATAATTGGAGTAGGTTAGATACAGATGCTCAACACCATTATCCTGAAATAACATCAACAACGAATTTAAAAATAACCGCAACAGCCACACCTTCTACAGCTGGTGATAGCTGGGTTGATAGTTGGCAAGTTATAGAATTTAATAGTGATGTAGCTGTTCAAAAGGGAATTTCTGCAAGTTCTGGTGGATCATCTATATATGACAGAACTGTTTCAATATCAGCGATCACGTTAAGCAGAACTCTTGCCCTTTTAACAGGTATGTTAGGTAAATCTACCGCTGCCAACAGAAATCTAACTATGGTAGATTTTAATAGTACCACAGAAATACAAATTGAAATGTTAAATGAGGGTTCTCAGTCTGACAATTCAGTAAGTTGGGCCACGGTAGAGCTTCCTTCAGGTTCTACGGTTGAAAGTGGTGTAACTACTATATTGGATACCGACACGACACCAACAACACAGCCAAACTGGACTACAGCATTAGACAATGGGTCATTATTACAAGGTTATTTCTTCCCAAATTCAAAGAAGAATGCAACAGGGAGCGGAACTTTTGATGGCTTTATGTCTTCTATTTCCCTTGATAGTCCAGAAGACAGCATTACAGTCACCAGAAACGGGACATCAATAGGTTTTGATATTGCTTTTTTTGTCGGGGATTGGCCTTCATCTAGCGGACCGACTACATTTTTTCAAACAAATACAGGATCACTTACTGCTACAGGGGATTTATTAAAACAGGCAATTATCAGTCAAAATATAAATAGCTCCCTCACTCCATCGGGGGCACTTTCAAAGCAAGTTTCTAAATCATTTAGTGGATCCATTACGCCAAGCGGTGCAATACAAAAGCGCATTGATAAGGTTCTTGATGGATCATTGACACCAGCCGGCACCCTATTGGCGGGGGTTATTATTTTGCTTTCTCTTGCGGGTCAAGCTATTGCAAGCGGGTCTTTGGTCACTCAGTTTGTTCCATTTGTGGCGAAGGTGACAAACATATTCAAGGACGTTTTTAAATCTGTTTTTAGTAATGTATTTAAGGATATTGACGAATGAAACTAACAGCCAAACAAAAGAAACTTGCGGACGCATTGCCCACGCTGCACAAGAAATTTGTGATTAATCTTATTGATGGCACAATGAGCCAAAGAGAAGCATACGTGGCCGCTGGTGGCAAAGGTAAAAAAGAAAAGTGTCAAGATGCAGCAGCAAGTAGAATGCTCACTTATCCCAAGGTAAAAGCTTTTTATGACAGCCTAATTGAAAGCGCCGCCTCCGGTGCCATACTCACAAAACAAAAAGCTCTTGAAATTCTCACTCACTCAGCAACATCGAGCATGGCAGACTTTTGCGAGTTTAAAGTAGATGATAAGGGCAATATCACTATGATGATAAAAGATCCTTCTGAATTGCCTAAAGACCTTGCGCGGTGCATTAAATCAATTTCGCCTGTTGGTAATGGCTTTAAGATTGAATTGCATGACAGCCATGGTGCAATGAAGCAAATGGCGGATATGATCGGATGGAACGTACCACGTAAGACGAAGATAAGCGGTGATGAAGATGCACCGATTGAACACAATATGAGGGTAACTTTCGTTAATGCTGGAGACGTCAAAAATGAAAAGAAATAACACGGTTTCATTATCAGTTCACAAAAACAATCTTGAACAAAAGAGAAATAAATATAATCGTCAAAGAATTGTTGATGCAGCAAAATACCTTAAACAATCAACCAGTACGGAAGGTTTTTTCTTTGTCTCATGGGATAAAGGCGGAGGTTATCATACTCAGTTTCATGATCCACAAGCAGTAATAGGAAAAAGTAGTTTACCTGATTTTGTTGGAGGTTGTGCCTCAAGATTGATAGGTGATATTGACGCAGAAGATAGATAACCATGACAATCAATCTTAACATCAACAAAAAGTTTGAACCTCTTGTTAAGAAGCACAAGCCGATAAAAATCATCATCGGTGGCCGCGGTTCAGGTAAATCAATTGCTATCTGCGATATTATGACCGGGCTTAAAATGGGTATTGAAGGTGAAAACATTCTTTGCCTTCGTGAGTTTCAAAACACCATTCAAGACAGCATACACAACGAAATGATCAAGAGCGTTGATGAACGCATCGGCTTTAGTGGCTGGCTTCTGCAAACAAATACCATAATCGCACCGAACGGCGCCTATACCACATACAAAGGCGCAAACCGTGATCCGAACAGCGTGAAGTCAATGACCGGTTATAAGTACGCCATCTTTGAGGAAGCACAAACAGCATCCAAAGACAGTATTGAAAAACTTATACCAACCATCTTGCGTGAACCTGGTCGTGAATGCTGGTTTGTTGCTAACCCTCAATCAAGCGGCGATCCATTCAGTCAAAGATTTATTGTTCCATTCCAAAAAGATTTAGATAAATACGGCTATTACGAAGATGATCTTCATATGATTGTTGTTGTCAATTGGCGTGATAATCCATGGTGGAATGAAGCGCAGGAAGCCGTTAGAAAATATGACTTTGATCATATGCCCCGCGCTCTTTACGATCACATTTGGGAAGGCAAGTTTAATGATACAGTTGAGCATTCAATCATTATGCCGGAATGGTTTGATGCTTCGATTGATGCTCACCTTGACCCTAAGTTGAAAGAAATATTCAGACCTTTCGGCGCGGCCATAACAGCACATGATCCGTTTGATGACGGTGATGATGCGGGTGGTTTTGCGAGAAGACACGGAAGCATAATTACTCACGTTAAAGAAAAATCCACGGGTGAAATCGACGAAGTTTGCGATTGGGCCACGGGTAATGCAATAGAGTTAACCGCTGATTGGTTCGTTTGGGACGGTGACGGAATGGGAACAGGGCTTAAACGCCAAGTGTCAACAGCCTTTGCAGGAACAACAACTAAATACCATATGTTCCGCGGTAGTCTGTCCGGTAAAGCCCAGGACAACGCCAAACAGATTTATGATCACACCGAAGGCGATGCGGAAATCAAGAAGGCCAAAACGTATGCTGACACCTTCAAAAACAACCGTGCTCAGTATTATATCGAGCTTGCAAGGCGCTTTCACAACGTCTACAAATGCCGCATAAAAGGAAAATACATTGATCCTGATGATATGATCAGTTTGAATTCTGAAGGCATTGATGATATGGTTTCGCTTAGATCGGAACTATGCCGCATACCACGCAAGCCAAATAGTCAAGGTTTGCAACAGATTATGAGCAAAGAGGATATGAAGAAACTTAAAATAACCTCACCGAATAAAGCTGATAGTGTCATGATGACAATGTTTACTCCGCCAATTGAAGAAGATGATGACGAAGATATAAATTATAAAGGATGGTAACAAATGCCCGATTATTCCGATTATGAAAAAAACATTGAATTGCTTGAAGAGGCACAAGAGGTTGATCAAGACAATCGCAGGCTTGCAAAAAAAGATCATAAATTTATCACCTTAGAAAATGGACAATGGGAAACTGATGTTTGGGATAACTTTAGCGATAAGCCGCGTTATACATTCGACCAGACAACACCAATCGTTGATCAAATATCGGGTGATATGGAAAAAGCAAACTTTGATATTGAGATATCACCAACGGGAAGCGGTGCCACAAAAGAACTTGCAGACCTTAGATCGGGCATGACCCGGAATATTGAGAACATATCTGAAGCACAGGCAATTTATGCCATGGCGGGACGCAATATGACAACGGCGGGTATTGATCATTGGATGGTTGATACTGAGTTTCTAGATGAAAGCTCTTTTGATCAAGACTTGGTAATTAAACCAATACACAATTCAATTGACCGCGTTTGGTTTGACATTGGGGCTCAAAGGCAAGACAAGGCCGACAGTAATCATGGTTGGTTATTATCATCAATACCACGGGAACAGTTCTTAGAAAAAAATGAAGATAGATCCGGAATAAGCGTAAGCCAAGCAAACGACAATGAAACATTTTTCAATAAAGCGGATAACGTTGTGATTGGTCATTTATATTTCCGTAAACTCAAAGACAGAGAATTAATAAAAACAACTCTTGGCCGTGTATTCTTCAAGGATGATCCTGATTTTGTAAAAGTTCAGGATGAATTAGCCAAGGCCGGCGAAACTATTGAAGACACACGCAAGGTTAAAACAAGCACGTTCTTTATGAGAAAGTTTGATGGTGAAGGCTGGATTGGTGATGCACAAGAAACAGTCTTCAAGAGCATTCCATTAGTTCCTATTTATGGAAACTATCAAGTATTAGAAAATAAGATTTTATATCGTGGTGTTGTCCGGAAGCAAAAAGATCCACAAAGAGTTTTTAATTATTCACAGTCACGAGAAATTGAAGAAGGCGCACTTGCTCCACGTAAAAAAACATGGATGACGAAAGCACAAGCATCGGGACACGGAGATACACTTGCAACATTAAATGTCAACGTTGACCCCGTTCAATATTACAATCATGTAGATGGTGAGCTTCCGCCGTTTAGCCTTGGCGGTGCTGAGATTAACCCAGGACTAAGAATACTTTCTGAAGGAATGCGCGGACTTATGGGGACAACATCCGGCGTATTTGCCGCTGGTATGGGAGATAATCCGGGCCTTCAATCTGGCGTTGCCATTGAGCGACTTCAAAATAAAACAAACAATATCTCTGTTAAATATTTCTCATCTGTTGAAGTTGGCGTTTGTCGTACAGCCACGATTATCAATGAAGCTTACGAAAAAGTTTATGATACCCAAAGGCAGAAACGCATCATGAATATTGACGGTTCTTTTGAAATGAAAGAAATTAATGAAGGTATTATTGACGAACAAACAAAAGAGAAAGTGATCTTGAATGATATGTCCATTGGTAAATATACCGCAACATGTAGGGCCGGACCATCGTTTGCAAGCCAGCAAGACGAGAACGTGCAAAGCATTCTAAAGGTTGCTGCTGTAAATCCATCTATCCTTGATTTTGGTAGTGATATTTTCTTAAGCAATGCTGGCCTTGGTAAAATGGCAGAACGTGCAAGAATACCACTTTTAAAAGCCGGTGTTATTCCTGAAGGCCAAATGACCGACGAAGAAAAAGAAGAGGCTATTGTTGCCGCGCAACAGCCACCAGAGCAATCCGCTGATATGGTATTGGCTCAAGGCGAATTAATGAAGGGGCAAGCTGCACTTCAGAAGAATGAACTACAATTCCAAAAAGATCAAAATGATGCAGTATTCAAACAGCAACAAGCACAAAATACCCTTATTGTTAAGGCCCAAGAACTTCAGTTAAAAGCGCAAACACTGCAACTTGAAGGACAGAAACAAGATATTGCAATTTCAGAAAAACTTGCTGGATTTGATCGAGATACACAGCAACAAGAATTTGAACAAACTATGGAATTGAGAGAAGAGCAAAGACAGACAGCAAATGATGCTGTTGATAACCTCAACACTCAAGCAAACACGTTGAAAACTTTAGCTGAAGCAATATCAACTTCACCCATTCAAGGGCCGGGTAATGTTGTTTCATATATCCAACAAACTGATGAAGTGAGAGACGCACAAGCACAAACAAATTAAAAAAATCTTGCTTAACCTATTGGGATTTGTTAAAGATTGAATATTACCTTACGGGCAGGAAGTCCGGCACTCACCTAAGAAAAGGGTTTTAAAACATGGTTGATAACCAGCAAGAGCCGAATACAGAAGACAATTCCGGGGCGGCAACGGGAAGCGAAGAAGCCAAAAATCAAGTTGACAACTTGGAAGCAGGCGAAGGATCGCCGGAAGAGAAGAAGCTTTTTGATGACGAGCAACAAGTTAAAGTTAATGAAATCGTTGGTAAGCAAGTGGCTAAAAGGTATGAAGAAAAAAATGCCTCTGATAAAAAATTAGCCGAAGCAAACAAACGAATTGAAGAACTTCAATCACAAGTGCCAGAAACAAAAGCTCCTGAAATTCCACCACAGCCAAACCCTGACGACTTCTATGGTGAACCTGAAAAGTTTAAAGCCAAACAAGACAAATGGGCCAGCGCAGTTAAACAACGTGCCGAGCATGATGCCCAACAAACAACGACTGAAAGTCAAAGGGCAGATCATTCTCAACAGCAACAACAGGAAAAGATTAGAGCGCATCAGGAAGTCGTTAATAGTTATGCAGATACTGCAAAAACATTTAAAATAGCTCCTGAACAAATGGCTGCATTCATGGGTGTCATTGATTTGATAGTGTCAAGCTCTAAAATGTTGGCTGCTAGAAAGTTGACTA